ATCAGCCTGGGGACGAAAAGCTCTTGGTCTTCTCCGGGCTGAATCGGTGCCAGGATAATAGTTCGGCCTCCGCCCATCGCTTCCTCGGCTGCTTTCTCCGTCGCCGCTTTTTGTGCTGGGCTGCCAGCCTGGTATGGCCATATCTCTACGCCAAATGCTGCACGGTCGAGATACTCAACGACTCGCTGCAAGCATTCGATCATCGCGTACCAATCCCAGTAAATGTAATCGCGAATACCTACGCCGTTTATGCGTCCCGCTAGCTTCGGTTCGTAAAACGGCGCGTCTTCGATCATGTGCTTATGCACAACCGCCTGGCGTCGCTCCCAGGCGTCTAGCCAATAAACTAATCCTTCTTCCGTCGGCTGGATTTTTTGTATTACTTCTCCGGTGTTGGGATTCAGGTAGTTTCTTGGCGCAGAGTACGCGGTGCTTACGCGAATACCGACCTGCCCATCAACGTGCTTCATTGTGCCGTCGTCGAAACGAAACTTGAGCTTGTCGCCGTTTCTCGGAGACCATTTTTTACAACAGATTCTATTGATTCCGCCGATTCGCTTGTTTTCAAATTCGCCCAGGGTCATGTAGCGACCGTACCAAAGTGCCTCGAGTAGGCACCGTCGCATTTCTGCAAATCTCGGTGTTTCCTGGACAATGTCTGTCATGCATCGGACCAGCTCCTGCTGTTCAAAGCTGCTTGCGTCCTCCGGGACGATAGACCAGTTTTGTAGTGCAACGGCTCGCTGCCTCGCGTGCAGGCTTTCCATGATGCCGCAGTCGTTACGCATTCGGTAAGCGTTTTCGCGGCTGTCGTTTATTGCCTGGTCAGCACTTAAATACGAATAACTGACGAGCCCATACCGTCCGTTTACCGATGAGACGTGCGGAAGAACCTCACGCCCGAAATTCGGTGCTGCGCTAGTGCCCGCAGCTGGGTCTTTTGGCCGGTTGTATAGAAATTCTGCTGGTAGCGCTGATTCGTCAGCCATATCAACCTCGATCTGGGCGTCCTCTGTCCGGCCCGCCCCGGTCCGGTTGCGCAAAACTTTGCGGTGGCAACGTGCTTCGCATGAAACCGCGCCTCTGTAACTCTCTCTCCCGCTGTGAAGCGTCTGCCGGAAGTCTAGCATTAACCTGGCCCGGCCTGCCAACTGGTTTTAAGTATCTTGTCTTAAAACCTTTTGCAGTTGCTTTCCGGGGAACGTAGTCTCCCGTCACGGAAACGAGTCGATATTGCACCTGGTGCCCGAAAATCGTCCCCCGCACTCGCAGATGGTCCCACACAGCCCTGCCAGGCGATTCGCGGGCTTCCGCCTGGAACTTTTTGTATTTCTGCACGGTCACGCCGTAGTAGGCGTACGTTGGGCCAGGGCCTCGCCGCGGCTCATCCTTTCGCGAAGACTTTTGCAGGAATGTGACGTAAAGTATTCCCGAGTACTTGCTTTCCGGTTGCCAGTAATAGCTGTAGACGTTCGAGCTGCTGACCTGGGTCGCGCCGCGTTGGATCTGAGCAAAATCCTCTTCGTCGTAATCGTAGCTCCGCCCTAAGACATCTACGTCGTCGAGTTCTTCGTCTTCCTGTAGGCGTCTGCGTCGAAAGAATTCATCCGTCCACTGGTCGCCTTCGCTACGCCGACCAGCTGGAAACGGCGGAGGTATTACGCCGCCGGTAGAATCTTCGGGCCTGGCTAGCACCGGGGGCGGAATTGGAGCGGGTCCATCCGTTGGCTCGATCGGAAGTTGCCTTTTTTGTAGTCTGGTAAGCAGTCCCGCCCTCTCTGCTTTTCTTCGCAGAGCCCGGCGAATGCCCTGGCCTGGCTCAATTGGCGGTTTTTCAATGTAAACGCTTGGCTGTGATCTTCCGGTTCGTGTACCCAGTCCGGATGGTCGCTCTGCGTTTTCGCTTCCGCGGCTGAATGCTCTTGCTAGTCTCGCTAGCGCGCTCAATTTGCTCATCATCTAACCCTGTTGTATAAGCCTCTGCGCCTGCTTGCGTGGCTCAACGGCTTCAGGCTGTTTCCAAAGCTGTTGGTCTCGACTGGCTTTCTCAGCCTGTCCGCTACCGCGTCCTCCGGCTGCGTTAATGCGGCAAGTCTGTTTAGTGCAGCCGATGCCGCGTCTACTTGGTCGGCTTGTGACGATTCCGGAAACGCACTCAATTCGCTCAGAAATTCCTGGTTCCATTGTCCTTTGACGATTCTGACGTTTCCCGCTTCTGCCTGCGCCGCCAGTGGCTGGGCCCTGGTGATTTTCGCCTGCCCTGGAAGTTTTACGCCACCCACGTTTCGCTGCGCGGAGCCGCTCGCCAGGTCACGATAGACCGGGAATCCGGCCAGCATTTTTATCATCTGCTGCATGACCTCCTTGCCTCCGGAACCACCTTCTTGCTCCGCGTAAATAAGCACCTCGCCGTTAAACTCTTCTGCGTCTGCGTGCGCTGTTTGTAGGATTACGGTGTCGCGGTCCGCTGGGGACCATTGGCCGCGGACAACGTCCTCTATGTAGAAGATACCGCGTGGGCACCTGCTAACGCGAACTCCAGCGGTGAACGAGCTGGTGCTGATCGTGCTTGCCGCTTTATCCCAGTATCGCACTCGCAGCGCTTCCCTGGGTGGATTGTCGACGGGCTGAAACCATTCCCGCCTGAACATTAAGCCGTCTATGTCAATAAACTGGCCTCCAAGCTCCTGAGCCGCTAGCAGCGGAGACAGGTCGCTCGCCATTGAGTCGAAGAAGTCCTCCGGAAGAAATGGGTTGTCCGCTGTGCTTGCCTGTATCAGCTTGACGCCCTTTTTGGGGACGTACGGTATTCCCTGGATAAGGACCTGGTTCTGTTCGTCACCGTTTGCACGGTCGTAGCATAGCTCGAATGTCCAATGGCTTCGGCCCCTGGGTGTCATGGTCAGGATCGTCGGGCCCATCACGCCCCCGCGTCGGAGCGTTGCCCTGGCAATCCGCATTGCGTCGATAGGCTGGTAGCTAGCTTCGTCTAACCACAACCCGCTCTTGTTTGGGCCGCGAAGTTTGTCCGGTTTTTCGGCTGACCGAAACACGATTTGCGCTTCGCCGCCGTCAAGCGTTTCCCACCATATCCTCGGGTACGGACTCATTACTACCCGGTTTAAGCAATTCAGCTTTTCGCAGTTCTCTATAAACGTCGGGACGGTCGTTTCCATACTTACGCCAGCGTCCGGGCTAACTGCCATCCAATGATCGCTGTTTCGTGCCCTGGTAATTATGCGATAGCTTCCGATGAAAGTTTTGCCACCACCGCGGCCGCACACCATTGCCGTGATCGGCTCGTTGCTCGCCAGGAAGTCCGCCTGCACCTGGCTAATCGGAAGAACCGGAACGGCGTTTCCTGGTACTGCTGCAATCATTTTTTCGTTGCTTCTGCGATTAGTGGCGGGTTTACGGCCAGCTGCTCAAGATCGCTGTAGCTCATCTGCTGCAACGAATCGATTTCCCCGCGTGTGTGGACAATGACCTCAATTAGTCCGCTGCGTGCTAGCGGATCAACCTTTCCTCCGTCGTCTTTGTGTGCCGCAATAATGTTTCCGATTGAAGTGTTGGCTTTTTCCGCAAGTGCCAGGAATCGCGCGTCGCCCGGTGGATTGTCCGCTGTTTGGCTTTTCCGGAAGGCTTCGAAAGCAAGGGAAAGAATGCGGCGTTGTGTCATCAAGACGGTTTCTACCAGGTCTTGGTGTAGTTCAACTCGCTCCTCTTTCCATGCCTGGCGTCCGCGGTCGATTGCACGGTAAACAGTTCTTTCGTTTACCTGTAGAGCTTCCGCGATCTCCCTGGTTGTGTGACCTTCCAGGTGCATCGTAAGCGCTTCGCAGTCTCGCACGGCTGCAACGGTAGCGATGTCTTTTTGCTGCCGTCGACTCACGCCAGTCGGTTTTTTGCTCGCCTTCTTTTTTGCCATTTGGCTATTCCTGGCTCGCGGCTACCTCTCTCTCTAGTGCGGCCATAATTTGAGCGACAGAGCTGGGCTTGCACTTCTCCGGGTGCTGAGCTTGCAGCCCCTGGACGATCTGCTGCTTAGAGCATCCATCAAGCGCCATTTGTCTGACCTGCTCCTTGTAGTTTCCTATTTCGGTGTAGGTATTCGGACCGCCGTTTTTTTCTATCTGTCTCTGCTTTTCCGCCTGTGCGTTGGTGTATGCCTTCGCTTCCGCAAGCCGCTGGTTTTCTGTTTCTCGCACTCTCGAAAGATGTTGCTCGGGCGTCATTGCTGGCGGTGGCTGCTGTCCGTCCACCGGCAAGCCAAGCTCTCTTGCGTAATCTAGTACAGTTTGCTGGTCGATGTTTTTCATCCTGGCGATTTGGCGGCTCGATACGTTTTGCTCGAGAAGTGTTTCGATGCTTTCCGGAGCAATTTTCGGAGCTGCTTTGTCGACCTTGATCGGCTCCGCAACGGTTTGCCTTACTCGAGACTCTCGTGCTTCCCATTTCTCTGCAATTCTCTCGCGTTGTCTTTGCCAATGCGGGCTTACAACTGGCTCCTCGTTTCCGCTCTCAATAACGGCCAGCACCCGCCTGGTGTCTGGCTGCCCGAACTCATCTTTCCATTCGTATATTTTGGCAATCTGCGACGGAGAGCATTTTTGGACTCGCGACAGGTAGCAAATTCCTTCAAGCATTTGCGCGACTGGTTTGCGTTTTGCGAACGCTAGCACTTCCGTCCAGGCTTTCCACATAGCATCCGTTCCGCCTGGGTTTGCCCTGGTGTCGTCGCGAAATCGATCGACGCAATCGATCCAGGCGTCTAATGCCATTACCAGCTCGTACGCCTCCGGCTCGACCTCTGGGCCACAAACTCCGTCGTACAGCTCGGACCAGGCCCGGTCTAATTGCTGGGACACTGCCCGGACGTTTCTGCCTTCGTACTCAACTAGCGGCGTTTGGTCGTCGTCCTCCCATGCCTTACATAGAGCTTCGACGCGATTTACTTCTGAAGCAATTTCATCCCAGGTTTTCATACAATCCTCTCAGTTCTCGAAACTAGGCTTTGGCAACAGTCGTTGCGTTTAGTGATAGAGTTAAAAGCTGATCGCTTTGCGCGTATCCGACGATTGTCAGATATGCGGCTACGGCCAGGTC